CACATAGCAATGCGATCGAGCTTTATGTTATGTGTCACCGTTTCGGCAATTACTGGATTGTATGTCGTTACGAAGGCTCCGAGTGCGAGAGACATACACGAGTATGTCTCTGCGTATTTGGAGCAATTTGCGCGAAAGCCAGCGGTTAATCCGCTCGTTATTCGCGCACAGTTCGGAGACGTTCCGGGCTCGAAAATGGCTGAAGTGTCAGGGCATACCCATGCCAAGGCTGCAGCTAATCGTTCGACCGGCACTTTCCTCATTGAGTACATATCATCGTCCATTGGGCGTGACGCGTATTTCTTTCAATGTTCTGCCGCTGACCAGCGTAATGGTCGCCACGGTTCTAGAACGTACCACTGGATCAAGGACATGAACGTTCGAAGTGAGCTTTTTAGCCCATCTGAGAATGATATCATGGCCATGGTGGATGTCGATCATTATGTCGACATGAATGAGTTTTTGACTGATAATTTTCAGCCATTACTTGTTTATACGTTCCAACCACGACGTGTAGCGCGTGAAAAAGGTGAGTTTTCTTACACTTTTAACGCCAAAAACGAAGTGGAATATCGTGTGAGTGGAGGGGGTTTTTACTCCCATCCAGTGTGGAATTATTCAGGTGATTCACTTAAATTTGCGAAAAGATTTTGTGGATTTGCTTACAAGCTAAGTGTTTACCAACTCGAGAGAAAACAGATGGATGAAGATCATCAGTTGCTATTGTTAGCACCTTTGGTCGAATTCTCTGGTTTGTCGGCCTTTGTGGCTGACATTTTTCTCGCGGGGGAGACCTTGAAGCGGCTTCAAGTCGCCATAGGTCGCTACACCAGAATGTTTGTTCAAAGAAATGATGGGCTTACTGTATCTACTGACCGTTGGAGGGTTCAGTGTTGCAGAAGTTCCTGCGTCAGTGGACGACGAACTTGGCAGTGCTATGCGCACTTCCAAGGTCGGTTTGTCACTTCCCATGGTCAAAAAGAAAATGGGCGATGAATGTACGGGTGCCGAAATCCTCTATGAATATCACAAGTTGAATACTCAAAGTATGGTACCTCAAGTGACTTACCACCTGGATGACCGGGTGAGAAGCTATCAATGGGTGGAAGGAGATGTGGATTTTGAAGCGAAACCAGCGATGGTTGCTTTTATGGATCCAATCGTGGACGGGGCCTTTGTCCCCGCCATTAGCAAGGCGAACGACGCACGTGCCGTTAGAACACGTGTGGTCGAGCAAACGAACGTAACTCAAATAACCGGTCATATAATGAAGGTTGTTGATGAGTTTTGGAAGTTGGCTTTGGGCGACAATGTGGGTACATTGCGCCCTGTTGATGAGGAATATCTGTTTGAAAAGCAGAATAAACCGAGTCAAAAGAGAATTCTGCACGAGGCAGAATTTCTTGATGGGAACAATAGGGTGAAGAGTTTTATGAAGCGCGAGGCGTATTCGAAAATTAATGATCCTAGATTGATTTCTACTGTCAACGGTCCGGATAAGCGAGATTATTC